CTAGTAGAAAATGAGCAGCTGGATAAATCGGATCCTAAATATTTAAAATACAGGAGTGACAGTCCTATCACTGCACAGATTCGTGAAAGGTTGCGTGTAGCTGAAATGCAGTCTTATCAGATGGCGGAAGGTATTGTTAAAACCGACATTGATAGGATGCGACACGGTTCTGCTGTAGGGTCTTTTATCAAGATTCAAGAGCGCCTTATTGGGGAAATGCTTAGGAAGCAGGGAATCTCCGTAGAGGAAGCTGAGCGATTTGGTTCTTCCTTAAACGATACAAACAGAGCTGCACTTAAAGCTTTGTATCCCGACACCCCGGACGAGCAGCTTAACGTCAAAGCTGCGCAGATTGCTAAGACTCCGGCACTTAAACATGAAGCTCAAGTTATCCTTGATCCCGGGGCCAAGCCAGAAGATATGCTTACTGCTGCGATTGCTGGTGTAGGAATGGCGGAGCCTTATGTAATTAGACAGCAAGCTCTTACGGCTGGACAGAGTCCTTCTGTGGTTCAGCAGGAACTTAAGACCATTAAGGGACTTGTAGATGACCCAGTTAAGCTCAAGGAAATGGCTAGCTCATACCTCTCAAAGGATGAAAAAGACGCACTTAATTTGATGCTGGGGCAGGAGCTGCTTACAAAGAGTAAAGAGGATTTGCAGAGAATTAAACTGCAGAAAATCGAAACGGCAGTCAGGGTATTCAAGCGATTCAAATCAAGGGAATTTGAAAAAGATGTAAGTCGCTGGACTGAGACTGTAGATGGCCAGCGACTTTCCCAGATCCCAGAATTAGCTGAAACGTTTGCATCCTATGCACATAAACAAAGGCCGATGGAGATTTCTACTCTGTACTCTGAGTACGTAGGAAATGCCCCTAAGGAACAGAGAGCTAATAGGGCAGCGCTGCTTCAGAAGTTTGTTTTCGCCAATGCTCAGAAGGCAAATAGCACTCTCTATGGGGAGGTGGTCGATCTACCTACGTTGCAGAAAAAGACGCAGGCTCTAATTCTGCATCATAGTAGTACAGCTGATAATACCACCCCGTGGGACAGGAGCTGGCAGGGCGTTCCATTGGACGTACTGTAATTTCATTTTAATCTCAATAAATAAAGGAACACATCATGGATCTGGCAGAATTCACAGGCGAACAATCAGATATTTCGCTTGCTAAATATGGAATCGAAAGTAACGCAGTTTCCACTCTCCTGGGAATTCCTATCGCTGCGGCGGTGGATACAGGAGTTTCTATTTGGAATTCTGTCGTCCCTGAACAGTATGAGTATGACACTCGTGACGTTCTTGGTGGAATCAACGAGAATCTTGCGGAAATCTACAATCAGAACGAAGGCACAGTCAAACTCCTCTCCTTCATTGGTGGAGTGGTAGTTCCTGGTGGTATCGCTACTAAGGGAATGAACCTTCTCCGAGCTGGGGCGAAGGGAGTTAATTGGTTTTCTACCGCTGGACAGACTGCTAGGCTTGCCGGGATCAAGACTGCGTATGAAAATGCAGGTAAAGCTAGTACTGCCTATCGTAGTCTTATGTGGGAAAACCGCTTTGCTACTGCAGGAAATGCCCTAGTGGATGCTACTGTCTATGAGGGTGTTTTGCTTGCTACCATGAATGCGCATCCTTATATGGAAGACTACCTCAAGGATCCCATTAAGAATGCCGGACTTGGTATTGCTTTTGGAACTGGACTTCTCGGCGCTGGAGGTCTTATTATGCAGCGTTATGCTGTTAAGGGAGTCCGCCAAGAAGTAGCCAAGACTAGTAATGATATCCTCTTGGAGAAATACGTTCCCGTTAATATCACGGAAAATCTCTCCGGTCAGCTTGTTAGCCATTCTACCAACATTGAAAACTGGACTAATCTCCTTGCTACTAGGACAGACCTCACTCAGCATACCAAGAGTTTGGTTGAATTTAATATCAAGCAGAGTGCAGCCTCCCAAATTGAACTATTCAACCGAATGATGGGTGGTGCAGATACCTTACCAACTGGTGGACAGGAGCTTAAAGAACATATCATTAAGATTATGGCGTCGCGCCCTACTGAATTTCAGGGGGTCGATTCGTGTCGTCTAGTGAAAATTGGGGAAACGGCTTCACTGGATCATATCAAAAAGAATCCCTTTTTGTTAGATACGGTTGAAGCTGGAAATACTGGAATTCCTTTCCTCCGCAAGAATCAGAAGACTGGCAGAGAGCGCACGGTTTCCGTGGTATATAATCCCGAATTCGATACGTTCATGCGTCCTGAGGATTTGAAACACTATGGAGGCGCGGTGGATATGGGGATTCATTCTGTAGAGGACGTTCTTAGAAGAGCTCCAAAGAACTGGCACCTTTCTCCAGAATCTGAAGTTGGTATCGAAGCCATTAAGACTAGCACTCCAGCTATGGATTTACGCTATTTGCAGGGACTTGCTTACTTCGACAGTTTCTCAGATGATGCTTTGCTTCGTCCAGTTAAAATCGCTAAGGATGACTACGCCGCGATTCAGGGATTTATCACTAAGGTACGGAATTCCAACATCAATCCAAATGATATCAAGCTGGAACTTGACGGAACCAGGACCACTCTGATTGAGGCTATGCAATATCTGCAAGCTGCTAAAATGGCAGAGGCAGATGTTTTGCTTCGCCAAGGAGTTCCCGAATTGGTTATTGCGAAACGTCTTAACACAGAGCTAGAATTCGTTCAGGCTGTTGCAAACGGACTTCCCATGCATGTTAAGACTAACCTCGACTACATGAAATATACTGACGCAAGTGCTATCGGTCAAATTCTGGATGTCAAGAATCGTAGCCTCTTACTTCGCACTAATACAAATAAAATTCCTCATGCCATTATGCGTTCTAATTTCGGCCAAGCGATTGCCCGGGATGCGGATGATGTCATTAAGGAAGGACTCTTTGCTGCATCTAAATCTCAGTACATCAAGGATTGGATGAAACTTCTGGCAGGAGAGGACTTTAGAACGCTACGCGACATCGTAAGGAATAAGCTTGCGATTACTGCTAATGAATTCATGGGTACTCGTTTCGCCACCAGTGCAGACCATGCGCTTAGGGGAATGGAAGAAATTGGACCTATTGCCACGCAGATTGGGAAGGATATTACTGAACTTCACCTCCAAGCAGTAAATAAATTTTTCGCTCCTGTAAAGGACGAACTGCTTACGCTCGCTCGTGATAAGGTAGCTCTGACGGAATTCAATATCGCAGACCACGTTAATGCTAAGATCAAAGGATATAGGGAATTCCGCGAAGGTAGTTTCTGGCATCCTGATCCCACTGCTCCGACTAAAGTTGTCAAAAATGCTGCTGGAAAAGATGTTGAGGTTCCTAACTTGATCCGTGCCCAGTATGAGGGTGAGGATTTCATTATCCAGTCCGAATCTGTTCTTCGTGTCTTTGATTGGATTAGCCAATCCGGACGCGAGCTTTATGAACAAGCTAGGACACTTCGCCAAGTTCCTGGAACTGGGATGTTCAGTGACTTGGGATTCTGGATGCCCTCCTTTAATCCCAAGGATAAATATATTGCCTATGTGATTAACAAACTGGATCATACTACTACGCTTCTTCACAGTAAGACGGAAGAGGGTTTGCAGGACGCAATTAGGATTTACAAGGCTAGGCCCGACGTTTCTATTGGAAGGACGCATGATATCGTAGAACGTGGAACTGATCAGAGACTCTATAATATCTTGCAGGGACGACATGATCCTATGTTCGCTCAATCTGCGGATGTTGCTATGTTGCATAGTGGTTCTAGTGCCAGCGCACGTCCTGGTGTTTCTGCCGAACGTCTAGTAGATATGATCAATGCGTATGAACATCAGCTTAACTACAACATCAAGAGTATGGCGGAACTCCAGTTCAGTGATGTCTTTGATTTCCTGCGTCAATCCAGTGAGTATACCCAAGCATCAGTAAAAGGGCAACCTGCTGCATCAGGTATTTTCAGGAAGACAAAACCGGATGCCGCGTCCGTCCTAATGAAAACTATCCTTGGTAAAAGCACTGTCGATGAGAGTTATCTCTGGCGTGGAACTAATCAGATCTATTCTGCAATCCTTGAGAAAGGTCTTAACACTATTGCGGAAGTCATGGATCCCGTTCTTAATGTGGGAAAGACTATCTTTGGAAAGGGAAAATCCGCCTCCGCTCAGGACTATGCAGCCTATGCAACAGAGTTAGAGACAAGAGGAATTCCTAATCCGTTTGCTGTTTTCACTCAGTATGAGCAGGAGCGTGCAGCACTTTTCCATGCTGACAGGACTGCGATTACAGAATCTTTGGCTCCTCGTCTTACAGTTCTTGCTAATACTATGGCTGCAACTACACTTCTCCGTGTGGGAGAACTTGGCCAAGCTTATGTTAATGCAATTTCTTTGCCGATTCTCATGACTTCGGAGATTTCCTCTAAACTTCCAGCCAAGTTCATGGGGACAGATTTGGTTGGGCGTCCTGAGCTTGGTGTAGTTAAAACTATCTTTGACGGTTGGAGATATAGAGGACTCGCTGCTGATCCTGCTGTGGCTAAAGCTAAGGAACTTAACCTTTTCAAAGGCGTCGTTTCTGAGGCTGACGAACTATTCCGTCGCACCCGCTCTGTCGATCCTGGAGTTCTTTCTGCTACAGAAGATTTACTCCGTAGTAGGACTGTGGAAATGCTCAGCAAGGCTACTGACTGGTCAGAACAGTTTGTTCGTGAAAAAGCTTTTATGACAGGACTGTACATGGCTAGGAAGTCCTATCCCGGAATCAATGACAATGGTGCTTTAATCTTTGCTCGGGATTTCATGGAACGGACAATTGGTAATTACTCTGCTGCACAGCGTCCTACTATGTTCCAAGGAACCTTTGGCGTGGCTATGGGATTATTCCAAACCTACATGCTCACTATGGCACAGAGTCTTTTCCGCCATCTGGAAAAAGGAGAATTCAAAGCACTTGCAAAAGCTATGCTAATGCAGAGTACTATTTTTGGTGCAAAGAGTCTTCCTGGATTTAATATGGTAAGTGAGGCTATTGGAAACCACTTCTCTGATGATAACGTGGATCCCATCACTGGCACTTTCCGGGATCTTCCTGATGGTTTGGCGCAGAGTATTATTTACGGTTTGCCAAGTAATCTACCTCCCGCTATTACTACTAGGGGTGAATTGCAGCCAAGGATACCAGACCCGACTCAGGGAATTAATGCAATCCCGGCGGTCAATCTAACTGTCCAAGTCTATGATGCCATGCGCAGAGTTGCTAATTCTGTGTTCAGTGTGGATAAGACTGCTGGACAGGGAATTATGGAAGCTCTAACACTTCAGAGTATCTCACGTCCTGTAGCCAGACTGGCAGAATTTGGAACTAGCCATTCCATTACGGCAAAGGGAAATACTATCGCCGGGCCTGAAGAAATCTGGACATGGAATAGTGCTATTGCAAGAGGCTTTGCAGCTAGACCTATTTCAGAAGTTCGTGCCAGGGATGCTGTTCATCTTAATACTGTTTACGGGAGTATAGACAGAGATAGAAGGCAAGAAATTACTCAACAACTTCGTACTCACCTTCGTAGTGGGACACTTAATCCAACAATTGTTTCTGAGTTGGCTGAGCAATACATGAGGACAGGAAGTCCTAGCGGATGGAATAGTGCAGTTAATACGGCTTTGGCCCAGACTGTGCTTCCTTCTGATTCTACTGTTAGGAATTACCTGGCGCCGAATAGTCCTACTATGGCATTGATTGATAGTATGCACTAAACAGCAAGGCAAAAGAAAAGCCCCTCAATCCGCAATGGAAAGGGGGGCTTTTTGTCGTCTTAGCTTCTTGGCATAAACTCAAGTTCGAAAGCGGTTTTATCCACTATATCGTGATTTCCATCGTCGTACATAATGAAATACTTCCCTACCGCATCAGTTGGATCAACTATACCATAAGGAGCAGGTACTGCAAATGGCATGTTTGGCATTCCAGAATCGAGCAGGAAGTAGTTCGGAGATGTGGAACGGCTTATAAATAAGAACTCCAGAATCTTGAATGCCTTAACATACTCTGCCTTTTGATATTCAAATTTCTTCAGTTCCATGTCAGGCTCCTTTTTAGAAAAGATACCGCAACAATTTAATGCAGTGCCTGGCTTGATTCTGCGCATCCTCAAGACTGATGTGAGAGTTTTTGACTCCCCGTTCTATTGGAATTTTATTCTTCAGCAGATTCCGAAGGGTGGCGTAGCAATAAATTTCTGTATATTTCCAGGGGATTGGAATCCCATATTGCCTGAAGGAGTGTTCCAACATGGGAAAGTCGAAGTTGGAGTGATTCGCGAATAATGCAAGTGCTTTATTCTCCATGAGGCGAAGTCCATCAAGGTAATCCGCAAGGACTAAAAGTCCTGTTCTATAGGATACAACTCCTTCGAAAGCTTCTGCCCTTACGTTGGGATTCTGCCGACTCCACCATTCCATCGTACTCTGATCTGTTGTAAAGGTTCCCTGATCCGGAGCTTTGAGCTTTGCGTAGAATGGATCTGAGAGTCCTCCATCAAGTGAAAATACCGTCGCTCCGATAGTGAGAATTCTAGATGAGGGGAGCAGCCCACAAGTTTCTACATCAATCATTACATAAGTCACTGAAATACTCCTTCGCTGAAAGTCCTGCCGGTGTGAGCCAATGAACGGGAACCATACGTCCTAATGGACCGGAAGCATAGTTCATCTTTGTATAGCCTAATTTATTGAAGAAAAGTCGGAATGTTGTATTTCCAGAACTCCTGCTAATGGAAAGAGCATCTTGTACATCTTGGCAAGTATACCCTTCTCCTGGTTCCATTAGCATTAGGACGCGCAGCGACAATTCTGTCATCCCTAATCGTCGCAACTCCAGCCATTTCTTGGCTTCTGGTTCCTCTAATTCTGTTGCTTGATAGATTGGTGGGTTAGCTACGTTACGAACTTGGTATGCTAACGTCAAGGCTGGATGCATTATTTCTCTTTCGCTCCCATAACAGTCTTGTCATTGTTATATCTTCCCCTAGCTGCATAAGACTTACCCTCTGGAACTGGAGTATGCTTAAAGAAAACAATCTGTCCGATAGCATCTCCCTCCTGCAACAGGATACTATGACTCCGCGTCATGTTTTTCAATTCAAGAGTAAGAACAGATCCATTCCACCCCGCATCACACCAGCCAGCGTTAAGATGGTCTAGCCCGATTCTGGCCATGCTGCTTTTGAGCTTGTATTCTGCACTAACGGTATTAGGAAGGTGAAAGATTTCCCTGCTTTGCGTTAGAATGAATTCTCCAGGACCTATAATACACGGGAATGTGGCTTCATGCATCTGAAGGGGGGTTCTATCCCTAAGTGAAATGATCTTCGTATTGGCAAAAGTATTCTCTTGCAGCAATTTGGACCCAAGATGAATATCAAGAGAGGAGGAATTCACACTCTCATACGTCGCTCCCTCAATAACTCCCTGTTCGATTAATTCGCAAATCTCAGTGTAACTTAAGAGCATTTTTCGATTCTCCTACTATAACATAATGAATACCAAACACTCGCTCGATAGCTTGTGCAATTGCTAGCTGCGCATCTAAGATAAGTGCCGTTCTTGGGATCGTCTCCCTGATTTCTCCAACCGCCCATATTTCCACCTCGTTACTGATGCTGTTATGACGTACACCTGAAAACTCAATTTTCTTAAGTTCTCCATGCGTCATGAAATCTGGATGGTCTGGTCGCTTGGAATCGAAGTCGTCGCTCACTTTTTCTTACTCCTTTCTTGCAGTTTTCCTAGCTGCTCTCCCTGACGGACTCCTTTCTTGTAAACCTCCTTAAAGAAGTCGATCATGGATTCCTCGTCCTTAAAGGTTAGAACGACCTGCCCTGTGTATATGTCTTTCTTAACTTCTGGTGGATACGCGATGTTCTGCATAAGGCCAGAAATATATTTAGAGAGTGTCATCGGGTTCTTCCTCATTACCATCTAACAGGGTGATATCATCCTCAATGTCTGTTTTGATATACTCGGCTAGCCGAGCCATTTTCTCGAATGGGTATTTCTTCTCGTCCTCAACCATAATGACACACTGAATATGAATTCCTTCTGCATCAACTCGGAAACTTATGTCCTGCGTAATTGGATTCTTAAAAAATTGGCTCATTCCTGTTCTCCTTCTGTTAAGTAATCTAAATTAAGAAGCGCAGTATCCCATTCGGTGCGCTCCGTGTGTAGGGGAAGATACCCCTGCTTCCTACCGATTTTCACTAGTTGGATTTTCTCCGCCTTGGTGAGTCCTACAATGATATCTTGAAGCTCTGCATATTTATTAAGATCCTTAGATACGAATTTCCATATCTCATTTACCGTCTTTGGTTCCGAAGCCCTGTTGAGGACATCTAGAATAGCTGCAGCTGTTGAGGAGTTCCTAGCTTTTCCGAATTCTCCGAGTGCCTTTGGCATTCTTCTTTCAGCATAGTGTAATACTGTGTTTGCGTTAATTGCGTCAGCGATCGTGATAATCCTTCTTGTATCCGCCGCCGCAATAATAATACAAAGCTTGAGAAGGTGTGTAAATCTTCTTGTGCTATAGTGCTGGAACCTGTGGTCATCAATTGGCTTAAACTCCTTGTAGATACGATCAAAGGTTTTTCTTGCATCTTGTGCTATAGTCATCGGCCCGCTGCAACAGGCTTTTATTCTTTTTAGCCTTTCAACTAACCAATCTCTATCTGCTAAATCCGGGGGCGCGGGGAATGTAATTTGTATTCCTGTTGGCTCTGAGTGTATGAAAAGGAAGCGTGAGCAGAATCCATTACCAATAGCTTCTGGTGGAATTGCCATAGAAAAGTTTTGCTGGGTGTTTGCGCTTAGAATATTTACGGTGGGTTTGTATATGTAAACTGATTTGCCGTGCAGTTTTGGGTGTCTGTACTCATCAAGATTATCCCATAGCTTAGTGAGTCTAGTAACAAATGGCAAGTCTCCCTGCCCGATGAAGTCATTGAATTCCTCTGCGATGACGTATGTTTCTGTGGGATTATCATCGCAGAGTGTATCTACATCTAAGTCTAACGGCTCCGAGTCCTTCCTGCCCATATCTGCGAGAAACATTTCTTTCGACACCGCATCCGCAGCGAAGGTATCATAACCTGCGAGACGGAGGAGTTTTCTCCCGGGATTAATAGCGGTTCCTTTCCTCGCTCCGGCGCTTCCCATAAGCATGATATACTGATTCGGATATATTTCCGACGTCCCAAATGGAAGCCATACTCTGCGTCCCAATAAAGCCCCAATGATTGAGAGGGCCGTCCATCTATGGTAGATAGGGGGAGCTTCACTCTCCCCGATGTATTTGAAATATCTCGTGAAGAAATCTTCGGTATCAATCTTTCTGCTCCTCTTGGTTTTTACTATTCAACACTAGCTCGCATAACTCACGACGACATGCTAGTATAGATTTTTCTACAGCCAATAGTTTTTCCGGTAGCTTTGTAGTACCCTCCTGCTTTTTCTGTCGAATATTAAACAGCAAACTATCCGAAGATCGGATAAAATCACGTATATAGTGATATAACTCTGCGGATACCATTAGTTAATTTCCTCTTGCTCCGTGATCATCATTGTAGGCATGCAGCCATACGTACTAGCCTCTGTACACTTTTCAGCCAGAAGTTTTACTAGTTTAGCCTCTCTATCAGTTAGCTGCATATAGAAGGTTGTAGTATCATCACAACCCATAACGCTAATGAGATATGATTTCATTAGTTAACCTCCTCTTCTGGTTTAAACATCCCAGTTCCTGGTACATTTTGTACAAAGAAGATCCCCCTCAAATGGGAAATTGACTACATCTAAGTCTGACTTACATCTTGGGCATTTTGTAATGGCCTCTGCTTCAATAGGGTAGATAGTTTTCTTTATCTGGATAGCCTGTTCCCATGCGTGGTACTCCTCTCTAGTTAATGGTATTAATTCTCCCGGTTTCGCTGCTTGAACCTTGTCAAGTACGACTTGAAATAACTCTTTATCCTTCACCAGATATACGTTGTAAGACTTGAATTCCTTATGCATGTCCATATTACCTTCCTCTCTCTCCATAGGAATACATGATAGTCATATTGAGACTATGTAAAAATGTGTGGTAGTCATTTCTTTCTTCCCATGTGATACTGTCTAGGCTCTCTCGTATTTCCCTAAGCTTTTCTCTAATGGCCGGCATTCTATCTTCAAGCGGAACGCGTGGCGTAGTTTTTACATTCATATTACGAACCTCCTTTTTTCATGTTACCCCAATTGACGCCTGATTTGTAATCCACTGGAATCCTGAGAGTCCGACCATGGATTACGACTGGATTGTTAAAACATTCAATGGCTTCCTTCCTGATATCTTCCCTTCCTTTCCTATATTGGAATGGCGCACTGTCATGGATCTGTGCTTTCATACGGAAATCCCCCGGTTCCCGTTTTTGCAGTTGCCACTGTTTCCACCATCCAATGTTAAGAATCGACACAGATAAATTCTGTGGCCCGTGTGCTACTGCACTAGCGAAAATCTGGTGCTTCTTCTGGATGTCACCGAAGAAATACCTGGTATGTCCAAGAGGACTTTTCAGCATGTGTGTACTAGAGATTTCATTTTTTACTTCTGCATACCACGGTCTAATACGAGCGAAGGGCATATGGTATTTATTAAGGAGCATCGTGGCAAAACCTTTTAGAGTGATCTGTCCTGGCAATGGTCCTATCTTAATTCCAAGGGTTGAGGCTGCGTACATGAGATTATCTACTCCTGCATTTTGGATGAACGTTTCTGCGCCCATCATGTAGTTAGTACCATGCACAATCTTCTTGAGGACGAGGTTCCTAAATTCCGTCGTTACTTTCTCATATGGAATCTCAAAGAACAGGGTCCCAAGGGTTTTGTAGAAGTCCCGGCCCGGCGTTTCTAATGCCTTAATCAGCTTCTCATCCTGTGCCAGGTAAGCTGTACATCTGGCTTCGCTTTGGGAATTATCAGGCTCACAAAGAATAAAGCCGGGATCAGCAACTAACATTTCCTTAGCATAATGCGGAATGTTCTGTGCCTGCGTCCCACACCAGAAAGAGGATTTCTGGGCGCTCATTCTACCTGTATCAGTTCCGAATGGGTTGATGTTATAAAGCAGCCGTCCGTTTCTCTGTACAAAGTCGAAATAAGTCCCAATGGCTTTTTGTGCTTCCTTATATTTCAGAATCCGACTTGTGATGGCATGCAGAATAGGATGCTGCTCTCCTACGGCAGAAAGGTTTTTCTCATCTGTTCCCCTTTCTATTCTTGTCTTTCTTTTGTTGGCATCCTTCTTGAATCCGATGCGTGGATCCTTCGCCCCGAGTACATCATAAATATAGAACTGTACCTGGCGATAGCTTCCTGGGTTAAATCCTGTAGGTTTCTTTGCATGGATATCCCCAACATCATCAACCATGATCTGCAACTCAGATAGCATTTGCTCAAGGACTTTTACTCGCTCTGAACGCAGCTTTTCTCTTTTATCATTGTCAATGAGGAACCCCTCGAATCCACAGTATAGTGAAGGATAGACCAGTTTGAATTGGGACGCATAATTGCGTCGAGCATAAGCGGGGAGATGTTTAAGATAGTGCAAACAAACCCGCAGGGTGTTGAATGTATCCTTTGCATTGTACTCCCAATACTTATTAATGTCTTTGCTTTCCGACGCTTCCTTGGACTGTGGCTTCCACTGATAGAAGTCCGGAAGTGTAACAGAAGCTACAAAGTCGAGGGATTTGGGAAGGGAACTGTATTGTGCATGCATCATAGCTAACGTATCGAGGCAAAAGTTTCTTGGCCAAGCATGATATACGATACTATGGATGCAGTCATACATTCCATTATGCATTACCTTCGGAGTATCCGTTGCATTAGCCTCACGCAAAAACTGAATGGCCAGACCAAACTCGGAATCATTGTGCCAGTGTCTTTGCATGAAGTTATAGAACGGCAGTACGAATGTTTTGATCTGTCCCTGCGATGTGAAACACGAATACGAAGCACAGGTAATGATTGTTTCTCCGCCTTCCACTGCATCAGATTCTTCATCAGTATCACCTGCTTGTACCTTTCCCTCTTTTGAGATAGTCACAGTCTCGATGTCATAGGCTACAACGACGGCGTTCCTGATTTCCTCCAAAGCATCTTTGAACTTATCCGTAGAATCTAATACGTCGAATGTAAAGTTCTTTGTCTCTTTGCAGCCAAGACGTTTGAACTTCTCAAGGTCTGTCTGCAGGATAAACTTTCCATGGTCTACGGTATGAACTTGTGCGAGGGAATTCCCTACGATGACAGGAATCGAGTAATCAAGACGGGATCCACGATACAAATCTAGGGTGGCGTTCTTCGCTGGAACCAGACCTTTCAGTGTGGACTCGTTACAGAGGAAGATCCCCTGACATCCCCTGCTTTTCGCCTTCGTTACCAGCTCGGAGATAGAGAGTGTGGATGTCGTTACTTCGGCCGCATATCCACAATTCCGCACATAGTATTGCAGAACTGGAAGATATGCGGCCTCATGAGCCATGTAGTTTATTAGGATTTTCATTATCTAAAGTTACCTCCTTCCCATTCTGCCAGGAAAGCTGCGGGTAGTCGAGCGTATAGATGCTTGGTTTCATCCACCTGGCCAACCATAACAGCATCTTCCCATAGATATCCATCGTCTTTAGGATTTTCACTTTTACCTATGGCCGTGACTTCTATCTTTTCTCCTTCAGGAGTTAAATAGATATGAACCCCTAACTTTCTAGCTTGCACACTATAGTATCCGTACATCATTAGGAAACCCTCTTGACATCCCGATAAACACGTTGATAGGAGTTTTCTGGATATTTGAAAGTGAGAACCACCCCATCTTTAATTTCCATCTTGAATTCCGCAACAGGCAGACCTGAGAGGGCATGGCGAATTCGTTTGCAGCGTTTTGCGTTCATCTTGTTATCTCCTATTAACTGAAAAGTGAAAAGGGGAGAACCCCTAATGAGATTCTCCCTGTGCCTACTTAGTTATTCCACTGCTTCACCTTGCGGAATAACACGCAGCTTCAGACTGGTACGCTTCTCCCCATCCCTACCTTTGTAGGAGGAATAGGAAATCCTGCCGCAGAATTCCAGCTCGCTTTCCAGCATTTCGAAGATGGTTCCAAGAGTAACTCCGTTGAGGTCTTCAACTCCTGCGATCTTCTTGACTTCCCGCTTGAACATCCCCAGACCGTCTTGAGTTCCTTGGAAACGGATAGTGAAAAGACTACCATTTGGAACAGGAGGTTCATCACTGGAAACCAGTTCTCGCGTTTCAACGACTGCGATAGTAACTTGAATGCTTTGGGATTCAGTCCCGTCGTCATTCTCAAACTTGGTTATCTTTCCACCTTTGGTGACGAGGTCATAGTCGCCAGCAGGAGGTTGAATAAAATCAGGAGCCTCTTGAATGTGATCAAGGGAATCATCCATCATGGATTCGAGATCGAGGAGGGTTGCTTGGGTCTTAGCCATTTTACTTGCTCACTTTCTTAGTTGATTGGGTTTTCTTACCGGGACGTGGTGTAACATTGAAGGGTTGTTGATGTGGGTATTTCGACTTAGGTTGCTCCTTTTGCTTAGTTGGTTGGTTCATTTTCCTCTGCCAAGATGTAGTTATCTTCAAAAAACTTCTTCGCGATATACCATTGGTCTGCGTGATTATTTGAGTTTCGTGCGATCATACCTCCTTCCTCTGGGATATCCTCTGCGGAAACTGAAACCTCATTCAGACTTTCTCCGGGAACATAAAACCGCATCTCTTGAGTTGCTACTTTACGATACTTTCTAAATGGATTCATTCTTGGGTGCCTTTATAATTCCACCGTGGATGAGGATGGCTTTCATGTCGAGTGTTGCGCTTTTTTCAATCTCGATATTAAGCCTGGACTTCGTCTGTACGTTTGGTCTATATGTAGTCGATGAGCCTCCTTTATGTTTGCTGCCTGAAATTTCGAGTTGTATAATGGTTCCAAAATATTTCCCTACCATAGTGGAAAACGTTTTGGTTCCGATCATTGGGTATTGCTTCGTGCGGACCAGTTGCTTGTTCGGTCCGGTCCCTGTGTATTCCTCGTCATACAGGACGTGGGTCAATACAACGAAGTTGGTGTGCCTTCCTACTTGGACAACCTGAAGAATGGATTTCAGCCAATTATTCACTGTTCCCCATTCTTGGATTTGCAAAATCGCATCCTCTGGCTGTCCTTTGAGAAGTGCATTAACTCCACAATCTGTCAGCTGGCTTCCACTATCTAGGATTACGAGGTCATTATGCGTTAGCTTCGTTAGGTTGAACTGTTGGAATGCCGCCTTTTCTCCTATGCACTTTACACAGTTCATCTTTCCGTGGGTTTCACAGATTGGAACATCCTGTGCGCTGCTGAACATCCTAAGGATTGCGTTCATTACGAACGGATCTTTCCTTGTGTCCAGCATGCTAAAGAGTTGGATTTTCTGCAGCGCGGCGTCAGGAAGTCCCATCGACAGGATTGTATCCTTTCCATTCTCTAGGTCCAGCCAAATAATCTTCCTAATTTCTGGAATCATTGCGGCAGTAGCTGCAAATCTGGTTTTTCCTGAACCACTATCGCCGTAGATCAGGATTGCATGACTACCGCTTTCCTTTTCTCGTGCTTTTTTAAGAGCTAGCATGTCCATATTGTTATTTCCTTTCCTCTGCACACCAATGCTCTAAGTCATTGACCAAAATCAGTAGCCTAAGCTCTGTTGATAAGAAGGATAATTCCTTAGGGGTGATTTCATCAGACATGCGTTCTGCCCTGATGTCCAGAATTAGGGAGTTTATGCACTTGATCCTTTCTTCTCGTGTCATTTTACAATTCTCCTCTAAGAATTTTGGCCACTAGCGTGGAATACCCTGCCGAGTCATCCCAATGATCAATAAAATTTGCATCGCCAGCAACCATCCTTCCGATTTTGTGAAAGACCATATCCAGAGCTTCCTGTTGTTCCATCGTAAGAGTCTTTCCCATGATTTCCAGTTCATCACGCAGAACCGCTTTTAGTCTTTGCGTACATCTTGCATGATCTCTGAAATTGCCGTGCGTCTTTTCCCTTTCCGAGAGCATAGCTTCTACTATTCCAATAGCCTTGTCAACGGTTTCTTGTGCAGTTTTGATGTTGTCCATTGCTGTTACCCGTGTTTCCATTTCCGGGCACTCAGAATAGTTTGTGCGAATTTAACCTCGGATTTCAGCTCACTCGGTTTAATGCGATACTCTACAAAATCCCAGAGGAAAGACGGTCTAGCGGCTGGATTCCATGCTTTATCTCCGTTGCGAAAACGATATTGAACCTTCATTCCAATATCATGGAGATACTCTACTGCTTTCTGATATTTCCGGCTTTGCTTATTCATTCCATAATCCTTTCCAAGTGATCTTGAATCAAATCCTCTAGCTTGAACGTGAACTGATATTCATTCGTGTCTTCTTCTTGTGTTTTCCTCCTGTCTAGAGAATGAAGTCCACACCCTCCAAAGTGAAAACACGGCTTGTTATAGTGCAAACATCCAGCCAGACGTTGTGGA